GAGAATACAACAGGATCAGTTTGAGAAAAACCTACAGTTACAGAGAGAAAGGTTTGAGGCTCAACGTGCTACGGCTTCAGCTACTCCTCCTTCTGCTCCCCAGGAGGTTGCAGAGGTTGCTGCTTCAGCTGTCGAAGCTGCGCCAGCCACACCTACGGCAGTAGCAGATCCTACTGTTAACCCAGATAATCAGAGTGCAGCTGCTAATGCTGCTACTATGCTGGGCATAGGCACAACAGCTACTCCACGAACTCGAAGATCAGGAACGGGAAGAAGAAGATTTAGAACAGACTTGGCTGGCGGTAGTGGAGGGCTATCCATACCAGGGTACTAATGAAATTTAATCTTACGAATAATGTTGATGCACAGTCAGCAATGTACGGCATGCCTAACGGTACTGCTGCGCAACGATATGAGCAGTTACGGGTAGACAGAGAATCGCCCTTGCAACGTGCAAGAGACAACAGTAAGGTAACTATCCCAGGACTTATAGAAGAAGAAAACTCTGGCGACTTAGGTAGGCTGCCAACTACTTATCAATCGCTTGGAGCTAGAGGTGTAGGTCACATGACCAGTAAACTTGCTGGTACTCTTTTTCCTACAAACGAAAACTTTTTTAAATTAGAAATAGATAGCCTGGCTTTGATGGCAGACAATCAAGATCCGCAGATGATAACAGAGTTTGATACTGCACTTGTAAAGGTAGAGCAGGCAGTTATGAGACTACTGGAAACATTAGGCGGTAGGGCTGCTATGCACGAAGCTATAAAACATTTACTTGTAGGTGGTAATGTTTTGCTTTATGTATCAGAAGAAGGAATAAAAGTTATACACCTGGACTCTTATGTACTATGCCGTGACCCTATGGGTAACGTAACAGAAATAATAATTAGAGAAGAGATATTTAAAGATGCACTACCGCAGGAATATTTAGAGGAAGAGGAAGAGGATGACGAAGAAGATATGGAAAGCAGAAAACGTATGGTTGATATTTATACTTGCGTAAAATTTATAGATGGTAAATGTATTTGGTTTCAAGAAATAAAAGGCAAGGAAGTGCCAGGTACGCACGGTAAATGTTCAGCAGATGTATCTCCTTTTATTGCCTTACGTCAGGATAGAGTTGACTCGGAGATGTACGGACGTTCATACGTTGAACAGTATTATGGCGACCTACTGGCACTAGAGAATCTATACAAAGCAATACTGGAAGCTAGTGCAGCTATGAGTCGTATATTATTTTTATGCAATCCTAACGGTACAACACGCCCTCGATCCTTAAGTCAGGCATCTAACGGATCTATTGTGCAAGGTAACGCAGCAGATGTGACAGTACTGCAAGCTAGTGGTAAATCTCAAGACTTGCAAGTAGCTAATCAAACCATAGAAAGAATTGAGAACAGGTTAGCTTTTGCCTTTATGCTTAACACAGCGATACAAAGACCAGGTGAAAGAGTAACAGCAGAAGAGATTAGATATATGGCGCAGGAATTAGACGCAGGAATCTCTGGTTTGTACTCTATTCTTAGCCAAGAACTACAGCTACCACTTGTAAGAAGGCTGATTCACATACTACGAAGAAAGCGTAAGTTACCAGACTTTCCTAACAGCGAGATAACAGGCGAACCATTGATAAAAGAAAAGGCTGTTACAGGTATTGAGGCAATAGGCCGTGGCGATGATCGTAATAAACTTGTAGACTTCATTCAAACTGCTAACAATGCACTAGGCCCAGAAGCTTTGATGAAGTTTTTAAATGTTGAAGAAGCGTTACGCAGACTAGCTGCTAGTGGATCTATCGACACAACAAACTTAGTTAAAACTTCACAGCAACTTCAACAGGAAGCAGCTGCACAGGCACAGGCAGAGAGACAGCAGCAACAACAACAGCTACTAGAGAAGGGAATCCAATCCCCAGCTATGGCACAAGCAGTTAAAAACTTCCAGGGTACTACACCTGACAGGGCTGCCGAAGCAATAGCTGCAATAACAAATCAACAAGGAGGTATTGATGCCGAGCAATTCGCAGAAGTCGTCCAAGAAGGTGGACAAGAAGCCTAAATCAGACGCACCCGTTGTACCTGGAGTAAGAGAAATAGTAGTGCAAGGTGAAGCAAACACAGAGCCTACTACTACTTTCTCGACTGTCGAACGCAACCCAGAAACTAACGAAATTATTATTAACTAATCATGCCAGATCCAGTAACAATTAAAGACGAGCCAACAACAGCCGTTGATCCTGCTGTAGCAGAAGAACAACAGATTACAGAAGAGGATAACGTAGAGATCCAGGGAGAAGAAAAGCTTTTAGCTGGTAAATACAAAAGCCAGGAAGAATTAGAAAAGGCTTACCTGGAACTACAAAGGAAACAAAGCCAGCCACAAGAACAGGAAGAACCTGTAGTAGAACAACAAGGCACGGCTAAAGAAATCTACGGTGACTTTGTAGGTAGCAGATTAGAAGAAGCAGGAGTCGACTACAGCAGCATGAATGACCGTTGGCAGAAGAACGGTAAGCTGGAAGATACTGACTACGAAGCTTTGCAAGGTGCTGGCTTTACCAGGGATATGGTCGAGTCATACCTAGACGGCATACAATATCGTGCAACAAGAGACAACGAGCTAAGCGTGCAGCAAGCTACGGAACTGCAAAACGAATACGGTGGCCCACAAAGATACGCAGAGATGATGGATTGGGCTGGCAAGAATTTAACAGAAAGCCAACAAAAGGCGTTTAATGAGCAAATGAAATCACCAAATATAGATTCTGTAAGATTTGCAATAGATGGATTGCAAGCTAGGTTTATGTCTAATACAGATCAAGAACCTAGACTCATAGGTGGTAGAACTAGCAAGGCTTCTCTTGATAAGTTTGAATCAAATGCACAGTTAGTAGAAGCTATCAACGACCCTAGATACAGCAAAGATTCAGCGTACAGAAAGAAAGTAAAAGATAAGTTAGGTCGATCTAACATACTTTAAACGCTATAGTTAGATCAACCTAGACCTTCTAACAGAAGCGAAGCCCTTTGCGAAGGATACCTTATGCAGAAGTAATGGTCTGGACAATCATTAATTCTAGGTAACTAACCAATGGCTAACTTTACGCCTTCACGCCTGGGTCTTGTTAACAATACAGGAACAGGTGTAAAAGATTTATTTCTAAAACAGTTTGCAGGAGAGGTACTTTCAGCCTTCCGTAAAGCAACTATCTTTGAGGAATTGCATACAGTCAGAACTATTAGCTCTGGCAAATCGGCCCAATTTCCCATAGTTGGACTTTCTAGTACCAGCTATCATAGCCCTGGCACACAGCTGACAGGTAATGCTATCAAGCACGCAGAGGCTGTCATAAATATTGACGACAAACTTGTATCGAATGTTTTTATAGCGGACGTAGATGAAGCTATGAACCATTACGATGTGAGAAGCCAATATTCTGTGCAGATGGGTAATGCTCTTGCTTATACATTTGACCAGAACGTAGCTGCTGTTATAGCGCAAGCTGCTAGAACATCGACTAACCCTAATACTGATTTACCAGGTGGTACAAGAGTAAAGATTCTCAAGTCAGGTACAGCAAACACAGCTGCTGCGGTAGCTGCTGTTACAGGTACAGACTTAGCAACTGCTTTATTCTCAGCTGCTGAGCAGATGGATATTAATAATCTTCCAGAAGAAGATCGTTACTGCGCTATTGACCCAACAAACTATTACAAGTTAGTACAGAACACAACTGTTATTAACAGAGACTTTGGTGGTCGTGGTGCTTACAGCGAAGGTGAAGTACTCAAGGTCGCTGGTATTCACATCGTTAAATCTAATCATTTACCAAAGGCAAACAGATCAGCGGTAACTGGTGAGAACAATACTTACCACGCTAACTACACAGATAACATTGCTCTTGTATTTAACAAGCAAGCAGTAGGTACTGTGAAGTTAATGGATCTTAAGATGGAGCAGACAGGATCTGACATACACGCTTTATACCAGGGTACATTCATGGTTGGCAGTATGATGCACGGTAGCGGAGTCTTACGCCCAGACTGCGCAATAGAAATCTTTGCGTCTAACTCATAAACGGGTAACATAAGGGGGTCAAATGACCCCTTTATTTTTATGCCATACGGAAAAGGTACTTACGGTTCTAAGATGGGCCGTCCTACTAAGAAAAAGAAAAAGAAAAAGAAATGAAGCAGCTTACTCCTCGCCAGAAAACTACACTTGCTAAGCACGCTAAGCATCACACAAAGAAACACATGGCTTTTATGAGAACACGCATGAAGGCTGGAGATTCTTTTACTGTTGCCCATAAAAAAGCAAAAGCAAAAGTAGGTAAGTAATGACCAAAAAGAAAAATGTACGCCTTAAAATGGGCAAGCATAAGAGTAGGTCAGGTGGCTTAACAGCTGCTGGTAGGAGAAAGATAAACAAAGCAACTGGTTCTAATCTGAAAGCACCGCAGCCAGGAGGAGGCAAAAGAAAGAAATCTTTTTGCGCCAGAATGGAAGGGATGAAGAAGAAAAGAACATCAGCTAAAACAGCTAGAGATCCTAAGAGCAGGATCAACAAAGCCCTACGCAAATGGAAGTGTTAACTTATGGCTAAGAAGAAAGGACTTTACGCAAACATACACGCAAAGCGTAAAAGAATTAAAGCTGGTTCTGGTGAGAAAATGAGGAAGCCTGGAGCAAAGGGCGCACCTACTGACGCTAACTTTAAGAGAGCAGCTAAAACCGCTAAGAAAAGGAGGAAGAAAAAGTAAATGGCACTAGGACGTACCAGCTTTCTGGAAGCAGTAAACAGAGTATTACAGATGCTAGGTGAAGCACCTGTATCTAGTTTGCAAGGACAGTTTGGATTAGCTAAGCAGGCAGAGAAAGCATTGAACGATGCAAGCAGAACTCTGCAAGCAGAAGGTTGGTCGTTCAATACTGACCTGGAGAAGAAACTAGAACGTAACTCTGCTAACGAGATAGAGTTAGCGAGTAATGTAAGTCGAGTTGTAGTTGATGTGTTGGACTACCCAGACATAGATGTAGTGCAACGAGGAGACAAGTTATACGACAGAAGAAATAATAGATATACATTTGACTCTGATTTGATAGTAGATATTACGTCAATACTGGAGTGGGATTTGCTTCCAGAACACGCAAGGCAATATATAAATATCAAAGCAGGAAGGCAGTTACAGGAATCTATTATTGGTTCTGCCGACTTGACCAAGTTAAATTTAACTTTAGAACTGGAGGCTCGTAGTCACTTCTTCGAGGAAGAGACAAGCAAAACAGAGCATAGTATGTTGCGAGGTAATCCAAATCATACAAGTGCTATCAATACTTACTTACCGTCCAGAGTTCTTGAACGCTAGCTATGCCTCTTATCAGTAGTTCTATTCCTAACTTAATTAACGGAGTTAGTCAGCAACCGCCAGCTTTACGTTTAGCTTCACAGGCCGAACAAGTTATTAACTGCATGCCTAGCCCTGTAGAGGGTTTAAAGAAAAGGCCACCAATGAAACATCTAAAGAAGTTGTTTAGTGGTTCAGCAGGATCAGGCAGACCCTTTACACATATTGTTGATAGAGATGGAACTATAAGATATATCATTGTCATCCAGGATAACGCTATAAAAGTATTTGATTTAGATGGCAACGCACAAACTGTATCTACACCTAACGGCACAGGCTATCTGAATATCACAGGTGAACCTAGCTCTACATTCAGAGTAGCTTCTGTTGCTGACTTTACTTTTATTGTTAACAGAGAAAAGACTGTAGATATGGACACCAGCAATCTATCCTTTGTCTGGGGTACAAAGTCGATGGTGTTTGTAAAATCAGCTGACTTCTCTACAACTTATAAAGTAAAGTTGAACGGTACAGAGAAAACTTTTACAACTAATGACTCCTCTGGTTCTGCACCTGACACAGTAACTATTGCCAATAACTTAGCTACGCAATTAAATACTATCTCTGGTTTTACTGTCACCAATACTGACTTTATTATCAGAATTACAAAAGATGACGGAGGAGATTATACGCTAGAGAGTAGCGACACAAAGACAGGTACAGCTACATCTGCTATTAAAGGAACTGTTAATGACATAACTGATTTACCTGTAATTGCAGAGCATAATTTTTTAGTAAAGATACAAGGCTCTGCTTCTACGCAGTTCGATGATTACTTTGTAAAGTTTGAAGCTACAGCTGGAAGTGGCTTTGGCCCAGGAGTATGGAGAGAAACTGTTGGCCCTGGTATAAGTTATCTTTTTGATAACTCAACTATGCCACACACGCTAGTTAGAAACGCTAACGGTACATTTACTTTTGGACAGTTTGCGTATTCTGGTCGTGTAGCTGGTGACGCTATAACTGCGCCTAACCCTACGTTTGTAGGTAGCCAGATAAAGAATGTAAACCTATTTAGGAACAGGTTGGTATTCCTGGCAGATGAAAACGTAATACTGTCAGCAGCAGATGGTTTCGATAGATTCTTTCCTGAGACAGTACAAACAGTGTTGGATAGCGACCCTATAGATATAAGCTCTGGCGGTACAGAAGTTAACTTTCTAAACAGCAGCTTGGCTTTTGCCAGCACCTTGCTTCTCTTTAGTTTGCACGGACAGTTTAGGTTAGACACGGGATCAACAACTGTAGGTACTAGCCTTACGCCTAAGACGGCAACCATTACAGCTATAACTACTTTTGATATTGTCGATACTGTTGACCCTATAGGTGTAGGTAGAACCGTTTACTTTGGAATACCTAAAGGAGACTTTAATGGTTTGCGAGAATATTTCTTGCCTGACGCTAGTGGCCCTGTGCCTTTGTCAGAAGAGGTAACATCATCTGTACCTAGATTTGTACCTGACAACTTAGTTAGCCTTGCACCTTCTGTATCAGAGGAAGCAATAATAATGATAAGCAAAGATGAACCACGCAGAATATATCTGTATAAGTTTTTCTTTGATGACGATAACAAGCTGCAATCATCCTGGTCGTTTTGGGAAGTAGCAAATAACAAAGTGATACTAGGAGGCAACATACTCGACAGCGATCTATATACACTTGTTGAGTACTCAGATGGTGTTTACCTGGAGAAAACACAACTAAGACCAGAGACAGTAGATAGTGGTACAGAGTTTGAGATATTGCTAGACAGAAAAACTACAGAGGCTTCTTGCTCTACTTCTCTAATTAATGCTGGTGCGCTGGGTGTTCAGACCGTAATTACATTGCCTTATCCTATGGCAAACACAGGAACAATGGCGGTAGTTGGGAGATTTGCTTCTGGAAATACTATTAGCCACGGTCAAGTTATAAAAGCCACGGCAGAAACATTGACAGGTGGAGCAGGAGGTAACGGTACGATGACGGTGCAAGGTGATCTTAGTAATGCAAAGTTCTTTGTAGGTGAGTTATACAGTATGACCTATGAATTTTCAACGCCCTATCTAAAAGAATCTCCTCCAGGTGGAGGTTTAGCTGTAGTAGCTGGCCCTAGATTGCAGTTGCGTACTTGGACTGTAGTGTTTGACGAGACTTCTGCATTTAGTATTAAGATTACGCCTCTGATGCGTGACGAGTTAACATATCCGTTTAATGGTTACAAGATTGGTAGTGGTCAGTTTCCCATAGGCACGCCTTCTTTGGGTACTGGTAAGTTTAGAGTTCCTGTCATGGCGCAGAATATAGAAGCAAAAATTGTACTCTTCAGCGATTCTCCGCTACCGTGTAGGGTACAGTCAGCAGAGTGGGAAGGATGGTATCACACACGGGCAGCAAGATTATAAAGGCTTATCATCGACCTACAAAAATAGATGATGTTTCTTATGTATCTGTAAACATGAGAAAAGAAGATGCAGCAGAGTGTTTTGCGTATAGTGGCACTAGCCCTGTGGAATCTTTATTTGAATGTTATTTTCTAAGTAAGCCTTGTATGACTATGGTTAGCAGGCATGGTAGACCTATGGGAATGTGGGGTGTTAACAGAGTTTGCGATACTTCTGGGCGTGTATGGATGCTAGGTTGTAAAGATATGCTTGACGATAGTAGAGACAAACGTGAGTTTTTAAGGCAATCTAGGATAGAATTAAAAAAATTACACAAACATTTTCCTGTTTTATTTAATTACATAGATGCACGAAACACAGTACATCTAAGATGGTTAAAGTTTATGGGGTTTACCATAATTAGAAAGTATGAAAAGTTTGGTTATGAAGGTCTACCTTTCTATGAATTTGTGAAAATCTAACTATGTGTACTGCTGTAGCTATTGGTATTTTTTCTGGGATTATGAGCATAGGTGCAACCATTGCTCAAACTAACGCACAGAATAGACAGATAGAAGCTGCTAATATGCAGGATCAATTTAGATTTGAATACGACACTTTATCTGCACAGAACCAAAGAAACTTTGAAGCTAATCAGGAGATGCTTAGAAATAATGAAATGGAGTTTAACGAGGAACTAGCTCTACTAGCAGAAGCAAATAAGATGAATCAAGCTAATTTAAAACTTAGAGAACTGCAACAAAAGACAGCCCAGGAGAAGAGAGAAGCAGATTTAAAAGCTAGGAAGGCTAAAGGCACAATATTATCGACAGGTCGTATAGGTGCAAACGTAGCAAACTTATTAGCAGACGTAGATAGGCAGCTAGGACAGTTTGATTATTACAGCAATAAAAACTTAGCCTTTGCTACAGGAGGAGTACAACAAGAGAAGGTAGGATTTATGACAGAAAGAGCTAGCAGAATAGCAAGCGTTGCACCATACTTGAAGAAAACTATCCTCGATCCTATGCAACCTGTACCTAGACCTAAAGTAAGTGTAAGCCCATTTGCGATAGGTAGTGCGGTTATGGGTGGCATAAACGCTGGCGTAAATTACAAAATAGCAAATTCTTAAATGGCAAAACTTTCACTAGGCAAAACATTTGGCGACACCAACCGTAAAACATCAAGAAGGATGCTAAAGAATTATGGTGTTGACTCAACTATTGTTACTCAGAATATAACTGCACCTGGATTAAAACCTTCAGCCTCTATTGTTGACACCTACCAGCAAGTAGAAAGAATGAACGTACCTTCTGTACAGCTAGGTAAGTTTGCTAATGCTGCGCTAGGATTTGATAACTCAGCTGACCTACGAAATCTAGCTAACTCTCTTAGTTCTTTTAATCAAAACTTGCAGACTTTAGGAGGCACACTAGCAAAAAGACAGAAGCAGATAGACACACAAGCTAAGAATGTAGCTAAAAGTATAGAGTTACAAAACTTTGGCAGCAATCTTTCGCCTATAGAAAAACTAGAGAAAGCTAGAACAGAGTTAAGTTCAGTAATAAACAACACAGAGTCTACAAAAGAGGAGAAAGATGCAGCAGAAAAGCAATTAGACTTTATAGATGCAAGAAATAATATATTACTGCCACATTTAGAATCACAGAACAGAATAATTAATATACAAACTAACGCAGCTTCTTTATCTTCTAAAGCTGCTGGAGCTACTGTATTAAACGGCTTTGGAGAAGAAGTACCTTTAAATTCTTTACGGCCTGATGACCCCCTGTATTTAAAGTGGAGGCAGGAAACTGTTTACGGTGACAGCGATGGAAATATAATTCCTCTTACTAGCAAAGAGTCGCAAGAGGTATCAGCTACTGTTGTGTCGGCTTACGCTGGCGATATTAACAGGCAAGAAAAAGCCGTTATTCAACACAATAAAGATGTTTACCAAAAAGATACTTTGGTACAGGTAGATGGCATAGCTGGCATGCACCTTACAAAAAAAGAACCAGACGAAGTAATTAAATTATTAAATGGCATTATTGATGATTCGAGGTTTATGCAGTTATACAGAACAAAAGAAGAAAGAGATAAATTTATTAACGATATAGTTAAACAATGGTCGCAAAGATTATTAATAAATGGTTTAAATACAAATAATTTTTTAGAAGCCGAAGAAGCGTTTGCTCCCTGGGAACAACTTATGACAGGGCCAAAGAAAGATAGAATACTAGAAAATGGAGAGGTAAACGAAAACTTAAAATGGTTTAAAGGCCAAGATCCAGGTTGGCTAATAAATACAAGGACTGCCTATACAAAAGCTCTTAATGAATACAAGACACTTAACAAAACTACACAGGTGCAAAAAGGTAATCAAGCTATAACTGATGCCTTTACTAAAGATATATTGCCTTTGTATAAAAAGATAGATGAATTAGCAGGCAGCACAGAAGGCGGTTTTGCTGACGCAAAGGTAGGGGTAGAACTTAGAAAAGCAAATGAAAAATATCAAGAATTAAAGGAAAGTATTATTGCTAATGTGCCTATAGAACACCAGGCAAAAGTCTTAGAATTTGCAAATAAACTACAGAAAACAAATGATGCCTTGTTTTTTGGAGCAGAAAGAACACAGTTAAAGAATGACTTGCGTAGAGAATTTAGGCAAGTTTTTCAAAACCCTAGATTAGCTATTAAGTTTAGAAACAAAGTAACAGAAGCGACTAACAGCGGTGCTGTGTCAGAAGAATTTGGAATGAATTTAATTAATAGAACAAATAGTCTAGTAGAGGGTTTAGCTTCTAATGTGCAAAAAACTGCAAACGAATTAATAAAAAAAGAATTAGCTAGATGGACAGATCCAAAAAACGGTTTTTTCTTTAGTTCTAAATCAGGCTCTAGTGAATTTACATTAGAGGAAGTTGGAATGGCTAAGAAGGCAGAAAATATGATGATTGATATGTCAAACGATATAATTCAAAAAGGACTAGAAAATAATAAAAGTGACGATGAAATAGGTGCAGAACTTATTAAATTATTTGAAGATAATAACTTTGGTTTAGTATTACCAGAAGATATAGATACAAAAGTTGGGGTTATGTTTGAAAACATAGATGATTTTAAAAGACAATATTTTGGTGCTAATTTTTACGGAGGCATAAATTCTAAAGAACAAAAAAGGTTATCTGATATGTACAACAGCGATCAACCTATGTTTAAGTTAGAAGCTTTAGAAAAAATATTAGACGATTGGAATAAAAATAACAGAGGCAGTACTGAAATAAAAGGCTTGATACAATCATTAACTAAAACTAATAGTAGTTTAAATCCCAGGATTTTTTTTGAAAATCAATTTTTAAAACATGGTATTACAGATTCATTGCCCATAAGAAATGAAGAATCATTTAACAAAAAGTTTTCTATGCTTAACAACATTCCCCCTCAACCATCCTTTATCGAAAAAATTGCAGCTGTACCTGTAAATCTTATTTTTGGAGGTGCTGCAAATGCAGGAGAGTTAAGGAGTACAGATCCTTACAATTATCAACCGCCAGCTGGAACACAAACAGTAGCAGACATATTAAAGATTAGTTTAACTTCTGACTTTACACCTGACGAAGCAGTTATCATGGCAGCTATAGGAATGGCAGAATCTAGTGGCAGGCCACATGCACATAACACAGAGGGAGATGATAACAGCTACGGAATATTCCAAATAAATATGTTAGATAGACCTGGTTTTATGATGGGAGAAGAGCGCAGAGGTCAATTTGGGTTAGACTCAAATGAACAACTGTTCGATCCTTTAATTAATGGCAAAGCTGCTAAGTATATCTATGATATGCAAGGCTTTGAAGCCTGGACAGTTTACAGGACAGGTGCTTATTTAAAGTATCTACCAGCTGCTCAAGAAGCACTTAAATCATTATCTGAATAATCATGCCAATAGAGGTTTACAAGGACGAGGAAGGTAACGAGAAAAGACGTTATGTTCTTCCTCAAGGTGTTAGCTTAGAGGAATCACCTGTAGAAGAATCACAAGAAACTAACGATGATGATTTTGGAGATGCGATAGGAAGGACTCTTGCTCAAGGTGGGCGTGATTTAATACAGAATATATACGATGCAGGGTACGATACTTTAGCT